TATCTCAAAGTCACCGGCATCGAGTGGGAACAGGTCGAAGTTGACCTCAACACTGGCAAACAAGCCCGCAAGCGCTATGCTGTCCCACTTTACCTTGACCCTGAGAAAGACCCATCCTGCAACAACTACCCTGGAGAATGCATCGTCTCCTCCAAGGCCGATCCCCTCTACCCCCGCGACCTCATCTTCGAGGGGCCTCCGACCCTTGACATGGAACCCCTTGATGACGAGGGTCGAACTGAACTCGCGCGTATCCGTTCCCTTGGCGAACATCCTATCGAGTCCCTCCCAGCGAATGGGCAGACTTTCTCTGACTCGTTGTTAGAGAAGCTCACTCGCCAACTTGACGACCTATCCCAAGGCCGTTCCTCTACACCAATCGAAAACCCTCGTATCTCTGCCCTCGAAGCTCAGGTCGCGGAGCTCAAAGCTATGTTCGGAGCCGCGGTTGAGTCCAAGCCTTCGAACGGCATATCCCTTGGAGCCAAATAATGCCTATCTTCTCTGGAGTCGGATCGCCTGGAACAGTCGCCTCCGCCTCTGGAGGCAAGGTAACTCCCGTCAACGGCCTCACCACAACCCCTGGGCAGGTCATCGGCATCAACTCCCAGCGTAGACAAATCACCTTCCACAACCCCGGGGGCTCAATAACCGTCTACGTCTACATGCTCCAAACTGCAACCGGGGCGACGCTCGTCCCGGCCCTCCCCAACTCCCTCGGGGGGACCTTCTCAGTCCTTCCCGGGGGCTTTTTGGTAGTCGATGGTGAATGCCAATTCGCTTGGGGCGCGTTCGCGGCTTCTGGCTCAACCGCCTCTCTTACCATTATGGAAAGCAACACATGAGAAAGCTCCTTCTCGTCTTTGCTCTCCTTCTGCTCCCATCCCTAGCACTTGCCCAAGGCTGTGGACCGCGGAATCCTAACTGCATCGTCCCCACTGCCCCCACTGGCACCAGCGATAACCGTGCAGCCTCGACCGCGTTTGTGCAAACCACAGCCTCGGCCCCGATCCCACCTCTCGTCCTTAACCCAACAGCTAACTCAGTAATCAAGGGAATAACCATTACCCAATCTAGCCCCATAACCGCTGGGGCTATTGGGAACACCAACTATAACACCATCACCGTTAACAGTGCAGCTAACTACGGCACCGGTGGCCAAGTTGGCTCGGGTTTTAAGGTGAGCGGCTTTGTAGGTGGCCCCAACGCAAATGGCAATTGGTGGAACATTTGGTCAGAAGTAGATGTGATTAACACGACTGTAGCAAGTTTGGTTGCCAGTGACACCATCGCAGCAGTTCAACGATGTGTATTCAACAACAGCACCAACACAACAGGCGGCGTCTGTGCGGGTTGGAATGGCCAAGGGATACTTATTAATAACTCAGCCTTAAACGTCACCAACGGCGAGGTCTTGGGCGGCGAATGCGACGCTCGAATCGACTCTGGCTCCTCGGCCGCTTGGCGCTTCGGCTGTGCAGCTGTGAGCACAGGAGCCGTTAAGGGCACCCTACTCGATGCTGCCTATGAAGTAGGCGCCGTCACAAGTGACCCTTGGGGAAGCGCGATAGTGCTTAATGATGGCCACGGTAGCCAACCGCTCGATGGCACCACTGGCGCACTAGTCTCCGCAAGCTCCAACACTGCCTACAACATCCACGACCTAATCGCCCTTCCACACTACACTGTAGTAACCGGAAACATCTTTAGCCTTGTGAACCTGACATGGACCGCGGCGAACGTTGTTACAACCAATGCTGCTCTAACACTCAACCCAACCACTTCCCTTCAGTTCCAGAGCAACACCACTCCAACCGGCGATTTTGGCTCAACCCTAGCCACCGGCTGGACCTTCGGCAGCACCCTAACGCCTGGCACAACCACCGCGATCGGCGACTTCACCGCTGCCAATGCTGCCGCAGGTAACACATTACGAGTCACCAATACCTCCACCGTTGCTAGTAGTATAGCATCTATAGTAGCTCGAATCGGTACAGGCTCCATCGCTACTGGCGACGCTATCACCATACAGGCTAGCAACACTAGCGGCACTCTCCAGGGCTTCCTTACAACTGGTTCGGGCCTCACCTCCGGCCTTCAGATACAAACAAGCGCTGGTGCTATCACCATCGTTCCTGGAGCCACAAACGTATCCCTATCATTCGCGACTTCTGGTGTTATTACATTATTCAACCAATCAGTAGTTGGTGGCGCAGTAGCCTACAACGTTTGTGCGGCAACGAATGCTAATAACTCTACAGGAGGTGCTCTTAGCCTGGATGGAGCAGCCTCCTGCCTCGTCTCCACAATGCTATACAAGCGAGATATCGCCGCGTTCAACTCATCCAAGATGACCCGCCTTGCCTTTCTCAACCCCATAACCACCTTGGAGAACATGTCACCCACCCCAGCCAACGTCAGCCCCCTCGTTGAGATCATGAAACTCGCCCCTGCCCAGTATCGCGGAGATGGTGAGAATATCGTCGATGCCAGCCCCCAATTCGGCATCATGGCCCAAGATGCCTGTGACGTTGACGAACGCCTCTGTGTCCGTTTTGCTGATGGCTCGCCAAGGGCCCCTAGGAGTGCAGGGTTGATGGCCTTGGCTATCGGCGCTATTCAACAGCTTAAGGCCGATAATGACAACCTTCGACATGAAGTCGAAGGGCTTAAAAGGAGAGTACGATGAAGAAACTGGTTCTTGCCATTGCCCTTATCCCAACTCTGGCCTTTGCCCAAGCCCAGTCCCCGCCTACCCAAGAACAAATGCTTGGTGCTACAATCGGCAACCTTTTCGTTGAGAACGCCCGACTCGCGGCCGAGCTTCAGAAAGCCCAAGCCACAATCCAAGCCTTGCAGAAAGAACATCTTCAAAAGCCTGACGATAAGAAGGAGGGCCAATGAATACATGGATCGCGCAACAGCGAGAACAACAGTTCGGTGAAGAGCTAAGCGATAACAACTCTTGGGTCGAAGTTGCGGCTATGCTGCTGAGCGAAGGCGACTACCAACAAACCTTCGAGAGCCTCCTCAACCGAACCATGTACCTCCGTTCACATGGAGTACACAAGACCCTTCACCAAATGCTCCATAGTGGCTTCTACGGCCCCATCAACCGTGGCAAGCTCCCGACCTTCATCCGCGAAATCCGTGCGAGTGAATCCACGGTCGAGCGGATGGATAAGATCATCAAGAACGTGATGGCTGGGAGTGATACGATCCAAGGCTTCACTGACCAGGGCCTGCCCACCGACCCTAACGGCTGGCGCAAGCCTCGACTTGTCTTCTCTGGTAACGTCTACAACGACTGGGACGGCGGCCCAGGTGGCCACAACGCGGCCGAGGCCTGGAGGCAAGAGTTCGAGAAGAACGCGGCCGCGCATGCTAACGACCCGCCCGTAGGCATCCTATGACCTGCTTCCTCTCCATCATAGCCATCGGCTGCTTCATCTACATCGGCTACTTCTGGATTCACGGGCTTAACGCCCTTCTCAACGGGAGACCCAAATGAACCCCCTTACCATCCTCCAACTCGCTATTCAATGGGGCCCGACGGTTAAGGCCATCGTTGACGAGGCCGAGTCAAACGACACCATCATTCAAAAGGTCTCGGCCCTTTCTCCAACTCTTGCTAAGCTCTTGGAGTCCGTCGGCGCTGAATTCTTTCCCAAGGCCGCACCTGCCCTCCACGTTGTCGGCGGCGTGCTTGCAGCCTTCGACCCGAATACCACCAAATGGCTTCAGGGGGCGCTGAACGTCCTCCTCACTCCCAGCCCCAACCTCACCGTCGACGGTATCTATGGTGCTCACACCAGGACCGCGGTCGAAGAGCTTCAAACCAAGCTCGGCCTCACCCCTGATGGTATCGCGGGCCAGATCACCCAGGCCGCGATCGCATCTGCTCTCGCTAAGCTCGGAACCCTCAAATGAAAGTCGATCCCGCTTTCACCTTCTGGCTCGGCCTTATCACAACCGTTCTCCAAGGTGTGACAAGCGGAACGGTCCACCTCACAGGGATTGTTCCCGACACCTATATGAGCACAGTCACGGCTTGGATTGGCCTCATCGTCTTCATCAACATGAGCCTCATGACCGCGCTTACAGGCTTTAGCTCAGCTAAGACCGGTCCGCTGGTGAAACCCGATGCCTAGCAAATCCCCCGCCCAGGCCCGGCTTATGGCCGGTGTAGCCCATAACCCAGCCTTCGCTAAGAAGGTAGGGGTCCCCCAAGCTGTCGGCCGTGAGTTCAACATGGCCGATGCTAAGACCGGTATCCTTCGGAAGAAAGGAAAGAAGACGATGACAGGAGGTCGGGGTGCAGGACCATAGTGACGTTACTATCCTTGATGAACTCAACCGCCAATCGCGTGAGCTAGCAGACATTCGCAAGCTTCTCTCAGAAGTCATCTACTATGTCAAAGAAGCCGAGAGCGAAGTTCCAGAGAAGATGCGGCGGTTTATCATGTACATGCATGACGTACACGATATCGTCCATATCTACCATGAGAATGGTCAAAACTGCCCCCTTCATGTTCTTCAAGAGATGGAACGCTGTGACGACCGTTATCGCCAGCTTCTTAAAGACCTCCATTCCGACGGCAACACCTTCGAGAAGGTCCGTCGAGAGATGGCCGCCGATCCCGAGAACCGTTGGGATCACACTCGACAACTAGGTAAACCAAAGGAGAAAACTCTATGAAACAGGGACGCGCGGATAGAAGCGGCCCCATGAGCCAAAAGGTCGAACCGCGATCTATGGCTGTGAACCCAGGCGCGGCCGATCAGCTTGGCCAAGCCATGGGCTCACGATACGCGGCTGAGAAGCTCTTTGAAGGTCATGGATATCAAGCCCCAAAGGGCGCTGGTTGTAAAACCCACAAATGTGGCTCACAAGGGAGACACTGAAATGGACTTCAACCGTGTTCTTCTTCTACTAACCGTGACTGAAAAAGCCTCTGGTCACCCTCAACTAAAGCCTGTTCGTGACGCGGCTTTAAGCGAACTCTACGCCATGGTTCAACCCGAACCTGTAGTCGAACGCAAACCCACCCCTATCTTTCCCCCTGAACCCGGAGATGCCTAATGGCCCGCGATATCCTTTCTGAATACGGCCCTGACGCCCGAAAGCCCCAAGCCTCTCGCGCAGGCGCTGGCGGCGTGATGCAGGCCCGAGACGTAATGAACTACTCCCCTCCCACAGGCCCAACCAATATTGGCGATGCCAAATCTCCTGGCCTTCATGGTCATAACTGCGGCAATGCTGGAACACAGGGGAGCTATTCCCACGATTCTGATGGTGGTTCCGGCTCCCCTGGTCTCCATGGCTCCAACCATGGTATGGGCACGAATCGAAAGGGCTAACCCTATGCGTAGCTGGCTCGTCGGACTCGCTCTTGCTCTAGGCCTCTCTTCGGCCTCGGCTCAGCCTGTGACTCAGGCTCAGATTCTAACCTCGATCGCCACCAACCTCTCTGGTCCGCAGATCACCGCGTCCCAGCTACGCACTGTTCTCAATCTGATGACAACCGCGTCTTTTCAGGGCGCGCAATGTACGCTTACAACCACACCAACACAAAATTGTATCAACGTCATTCAAGCCTCTCCCGGTGGCACGGTCTCAGTTGCTACTAATCTTAATCAGATAGCCATTATCGAAAGTCTAACCGCTAGTTCAAACTTCGTCGATGGCCTCGCCTTCACCCATCAAATTACTGGAGGGAACGGCGGCCGACAGAGTATACAACTTCAAACCACAGTCAACGGTTGGGCGGCTACAGGCGGTAATGCTTTTGTAGCCGCCTTCGTTCCTTCAGTTGTAGCAAGTGCAACAACCGGAGGACTTGGGCTATTATTCTCTATCAACCCCGCGGCCTATAACCTTGTGGGCAGTCAGCTAGAACTAGCCGCACAGGAAAATGATGTCTATATGGCTGCTGGGACTAGCTCAACCTATCTCAGCGGATTAAAGATTGTTCAACTTCAAAACCACGCGGTTCATGGTGGAACGCAAGAGGCTGGTCTTGTTTTTTCAAATCAAGCTTCTACTGTAGGTTGGAATGTTCTTATCGGTTTTGGTACGTTCTCTGGTGGAGTTAACCCCCTCTCCACCACCGGAACTATCATGTCTGCGCTTAGTGCAATCTCAACCTCTGGCCACGGGATTGATTTTACAAACGTCACATTTACTGGAAGTGGTTGTGCCTTTAAGTCTCCGGGCTTTTGCGTTAATGGCTCCGCGCAGATGGTTGCAGCTGCCCTTGTTAATCAAGGATCGGGTGTTACGCTAGGAAACGGTGCAGATTTAATAACAGTTGCTGGTACGGCTGGAATCACTGTAAGTTCTACCACACAATCCACTGCTGTAAACAACGGAGCAATAAACACTGCTGGTGGTTTGGGGGTGGCTAAGAATCTTAATGTAGGTGGTGGTGCTATATTTGCAGGAGTAAAACCAACCCTCACTGGAACCTGTGCAGTCGTCGCTGGAACACAAGTTGGTGGGGCAATTGCTGGCTCCTTCGCGGTCCCTGCTGGAAACTGTGCAACAACTACCACTGTTATCGCTTCGATGCCAACTGCACCAAACGGTTGGGCGTGTGATGCTCACGATCTAACCACTCCAACGTCAATTTGGGATCAAACAGCCTCAGCAGCCGGGTCTGTGACTTACACCATACGATCGGTGAACGCGGCTGCGGCCGATGTTATAGAGTTCAAGTGCATGGGGTTCTAGAGAATGACCGTTATTCTCGATATCGCGAATCGCGGGCTCCAAGCCTCAGGTACGAGGACGAATATGTCCTCGACGGAGTTTGCTAACAACAGTTCAAACGAAGCCATCCAAACCAACCTCGTCATCTACGACATCCGCGATGAACTCCTTCGCATGGCTCCGTGGAACTGTTCGACAAACGTCGCGAATCTTGTCTACATAACCTCTTCCCCCGGCACCCCCGAGAACACCTCACCCCCAACACAGCTTTGGCAAAAAGGCCAACCCTATCCTCCCTGGACCTACGAATACCAATACCCCGGCGATTGCCTCCGCCCCCTCTGGATCATTCCCGCGATCCAACAAGGCTTCGCTGGAGGCATTCCTATCACCCCCGTTAACACTGGCGGTGCCGGTAACTTCTGGCCGTTCCCTGCTTGTAAGTTCCGCGTGTCGATAGATCAGTTCTTCGCGATCAGTGCTGCGACTGTGGTAAGTGGTGGGACTAACTACCTCGTCGGCGACCTCATCGTTCTCCCTGGTACCACCTTCTTCAATCCTAGCGACTTCAGTTCACCCGACTTCCAACTCTCCGGCCCACCGATCGGCGCAGCAGGTATCCTTCAAGTAACCTCGATCAACCCCGCTACTGGGGCCGTCACGGGTGTCTCGCTTGTCAACAGCCTCTCCCAAGCCCAACCCGAAGCTTCCGAGATCGTCACCGGCTCCTACTTCGCAATCCAAGGCTCCCCTCTCTCCCAACAATCTACCTCTGGCGTAGGAACAGGCGCGGCCTTCACCATTACCTGGACCACGTTAATGGATCAGCGGGTGATCCTCACCAACCAAGAGTTCGCTACCCTCTGCTACGTCAAGCGCGTGACCGACCCGAACGTGATGGACCCAAACCTTATCCAAGCCTGGGTCGCGATGCTTGCTGCTCGGCTTATGTACCAGCTATCTGGTGATAAGGTCGGGGCCAATATGAAGATCGCTGAGGCCAACGCCTTCGTCATCGAAGCACGCAAGGCCGATGGTAACGAAGGTCTGACAATCAACGACGTCACCCCCGACTGGATTCGCGCCCGCGGGATAAACTTCGTCGACTGGGAGTACAGCCCGAACCAGAACTTCGACTGGGGCGGGACGTTCCCCTTCTACTAAGGAAACCCTGTGGCCCAACCTCATATGCAACACAGCTTCCACGCGGGCGAGTGGGCCCCAGCGTTGAACGCGCGTGTGGACATGGCCAAATACCACTCGGCCGCGGCCCTACTCGACAACTTCTTCGTTGACTACCGTGGGGGTGCTAGCACTTGTGTTGGCACCAAGTACAGCCTTCGCGCTCGAACCCTCGGCGCTTGGCTAATCCCCTTCCAGGCTTCGCCTACTGTCGGCTATATGCTTGAGTTCGGCCAGAACTACATCCGCTTCCACTTCCGTGGATCACCGGTTCTTGAAGCAACCACGGCTATAACCGGAGCAAGCGGGAACACCTTCACCGACCTAGCCCACGGCTACTCCATTGGCGACTGGGTCTACATCCTTAACGTAGGCGGGATCGGGAATGTCAACGGCAAATACTTCATTATCTCCGCGACCACAACCAACACCTTTACTGTAACCGATCTCTACGGCAACGCTCTAGCGATGATCGGCCTCTACACTTCTGGAGGAACCGCGCAGCGAGTCTACACCATTCCTACTCCCTATAACACCCCTGACCTCCCTACACTTAAGTTCGCTCAGAATGTCCAGACTCTCATCCTTACCCACCCAAACTATTCCCCCTACGTCCTTACTCTTATCTCTGCAACGAATTGGACTCTTAACCCTATTGCCTTCGGCTCAACAGTAGGTATACCAACAAGTGTAGCTGCCTCTACAACTCTTGGAGCCGGAATCGGGAATTATGCCTATGTAGTCACTGCGATTGACAAGAACGGGCAGGAGAGTGCCCCTTCAACACCTGCTACTATAGCTTCTAAGCTTGATCTTCGTACTACTGTAAACTCCTCTACAACTATTACTTGGACCGCGGTTCCTGGGGCTGTCTTCTATAACATATATGAAGCTGAGCTAACCTTTGGAGCCCCCGTCCCAGCAGGTGCAGCCTTTGGCTTCATCGGCTTTGCCACTGGCACAAGCTTTATTGACAGCAACATTGCTCCAGACTTTCAGACAACTCCCCCAATCGTTCAGAACCCTTTCCAAGGTTCCGGTGTTGCTTCAGCAACTGTCACTGCTGCGGGTGTTTACACAACCGTTCCATCAGTCACCTTCACTGCAGCCCCTGCTGGAGGAGCAACCGCCACTGGCGTAGCCGTTCTACAAGCAACGGCTATCGTTATCAACAACACTGGGGGTGGGTATCTAGTAGGCGAGGCGGTTAACTTTGGCTTTGGCCTTGTCCTTATAGTTAAAACCATCAACGGCACCGGGGGTGTGACATCTTTCCAGCCACTAAACTATGCCGGAACAAGCCCTGGTTCTATCTCTTCTGGTAACACCCCATCAAATCCCTTACAAGACCAAGGTGGCGCATTTGGCGGTCTTGCTCAAGTTAGTGTAACTTGGGGCGTTGGACAGGTTTCCATCATCCTATCTGGTGCTGGATATATAACTGTCCCAGCTATTACCTTCTCCGCAGGAGCGGCCGCGGCCACAGCCATTCTCGGCCCCGCCTCCTCTGGCAATCCCTCAGTCCCTGTCTTCTTCAATCAACGCCTCGGCCTTCTCGGTCCCCCTGGTGCGCCGAACCAGATGAACTTCAGCGTTCCAGGGTCTCCCTACAATAACAACAACTCCAACCCCATTCAAGCCGATGACGCGATTCAAGCAAACCTCGTCTCGAAACAGCTTCAGTACATCAAGTCCGCGATCGCGATGCCATCTGGCCTTCTCGTCCTCACCAACTCGGCCCTTTGGCAGATCAACGGCGGTACAGCCGGAACACCCGTCACCCCTGCGAACATCTCCGCGACCCCACAATCCTACGTTGGCGCGAGTGATGTCCCTCCGATCATCTCCAACTACGACATGCTCTATGTCCAAGCAAAGGGCTCGATCGTTCGCGATGCGACGTATAACTTCTACGCGAATGTTTGGACAGGAAACGACATTTCCGTCCTCTCCTCACATCTCTTCTACACCTACAACATAACCCAATGGGCCTGGGCCGAAGAACCGTTTAAGATCGTTTGGGCGGTTCGAAACGATGGAATCCTCCTCTCTCTAACCTTCGTCAAGGAGCAAGAGATCATCGGTTGGGCACATAGGGACACCCAAGGTCAGTTCCTCTCTGTCGGCACAGTCACCGAACCCACTTCAACCGCTGGTAACGTCGATGCGATCTATGTCGTTGTACAGCGGATTATCAACAACCAAACCGTTCAGTATGTTGAACGAATGGCCGAGCGAGCTTTCCCCTACGGAATGGAAGATGCTTGGGCGGTTGACGCTGCATTACAGTCCTCTGGTACGGCGCCAGCTGTTACATTATCTACGACTGCGATCACAGTTGGGACGAGTGCAGACTTCATTGCAAGTGCAGACGTGTTTACTGCCGGAATGGTCGGGTGGGTTATACGCATGGCGGGTGGAATTGCAACCATCACGCAGTTTATTAGCACTACAAGAGTTCATGCAACCGTCACCCAGGCGTTGACACCTTATATCACTGATGCAGCAACCTCTCCTGCCTTTGCAGCTTCTGGAGCTTGGACTCTCTGGCAACCATTTACTGTCTTCTCTGGCCTCGACCATCTTGAAGGTGAAGCCGTTGTTGGCCTTGTTGATGGTATACCTTTTGGTCCACTTGTTGTTACAAACGGAGCAATTGTCCTATCTACCCAGGCCACAAAGGTGGTTGTTGGCCTTAGCTTTACTCCCAGGCTCCAAACCCTCGCTCTCGATCTCGGAGAGCCCACAGTACAAGGGAAGAGAAAGAAGATTCCAGCGGTGACCGCGAGGGTCAAAGACACCCTCAACCTTTCTATCGGAAGCTCCTTTACAAACCTCGTCCCAATGAAAGACCTCGTCCTTGGAAACGTTGGAAGCGCGACGAATGCCACGGTCACCAACCTTGTCACCGGGGACGCCCGAACCCTCCTCGACCCCCTCTACCAAGTCCCAGGCCAATATTGCTTCCAACAACCATTCCCTCTCCCTGCCTCTATCCTTGGTGTCATTCCCGAGGTGACTGTAGGAGACACGAAATGAAGATCGAGATTCGCAAGACTCGGGCGGAGGATTTCCTCAACCTCGGATACGACGCCGAACAGCTTGGAGCGTGTCATGCTTATCTCTCAAATAGCCTCCATGCTTGGACGGGGGTTATCGAGGACAAGATCGCTTGTGTGTGGGGGCTCATCCCGCCTTCAATCCTTAGCGACAACGCCTATCTCTGGCTCCTCACAACCGATGTTGTTGATGAACATAGATTCACCTTCATCCGTCACTCTCAAATGGTCGTCCAGATAATGCTTGAAGACTTCCCCACGATCGTCGGCCATGTCCTTGCTGATCACGAGCGTAGCAAACGCTGGCTTAAGTGGCTCGGGGTTACATTCAAACCCTCTATCGAAGCTGGTCCTACACGAATAGTCCCATTCGAGCTTAGGAGAGCCCTGCGTGGCTAGTCCTACTACACTTCAAGACGTTGGTGGTGGTGCGATCTCTGGTACCTCCGCGGGCGCACTCTTTGGTCCTGCTGGGGCGCTGGTCGGTCTTGCTCTAGGTGCGGTTGGTGGGGGCGTTAAGGCTTACGGGGACCTTCAATCTGCTGGCGCCTCCTCAGCCGCTTATCGATATCAAGCCGGTGTGGCCGCGATGAATGCACAGATCGCGGAGCAGAACGCGCAGTATGCCACGGCCGTTGGTGAGAGCAAGGCCCAGATCAGCGGGATGAAGACTCGGGCACAGATCGGGGAGACAAAGGCTATTCAAGGTGGAAGCGGGCTTGCGGTCAACACTGGGACGGCCGTGAATGTTCGTGCGAGCGAGGCGGATATCGGGGCTGAGAATGAGATGACCATTCGCTCAAACGCCGCCCGCGAAGCCTATGCCTATCGCACACAGGAAGCCGGAGACATCGCCCAGTCCCGCCTCGACGTAGCCGCGGCCGATCAGGCGAAGAAGGCTGGGGGCATCTCGGCCATTAGCTCTATTCTTGGCGCGGCCTCTTCTGTCTCCTCTAAGTGGGCCCAGTTCAAGATGCAGGGGGTGTTTGGGCCGGATAAGAGCGGAAGCGGACAGCTTGATACTGGATATGACGTTTCAGGGGATGATGTCTGATGCCCCAAGTACCGTATAGACCTTATCCCACCGAAGAACCCGCGGTCGTTCCTACCCCTTCCCTACGTACCTCGGCCTCACCCGAATCCTTCGGCGCTGCCCAAGCCCGTGCCCTTCAAGGTCTTGGAGGAACGCTTGAGAAGGCTGGAGATGAGGTAGCTAAGACCGTACTTGCTCAGCAAGCTATTGTCAATGACACATGGGCGAAAGAAGCTGATATCAAAGCTATGGACTCTATCGGTAAGCTCGATGCAGACTACAAGCGTCTTGAAGGGGTGAATGCATGGGATGCTAAAGATGCCCATATGGCCGCGATTCAGAAGGTTCGAAAGGACACCCTCGACTCTGCACCTAACCCTGCTGCACGGCGAATGGCCGATCAGATTATCTCCCGAAGAGTAGGCTTTGCCCTTGTTGACGCTGGTAACTATGCTGGGAACCAATTAAAGGTCGCGGATAATAATGCTTCTGAAGCTCGAAAGAAGATGGCACAGGAGACGTTTGATCCAGAACATCCTGATCTTGGGCTTAAGACAATTGATGCTGAGGTTCGTAATCTAGGACGAGCTAAAGGGGCGGAGAAGGATACGGTTGATGAGGCTTTGAGCAGAGAGAAGTCTACTGCTTGGCTCAACGGTCTAACCAAACTCGCTCCACACAACCCCCAGAAGGCAAGAGATATCTTTGAAGCGAACAAGGACTCCCTTGATCCACAGGTTAGAGATCAAATACAGAACAGGATCGACACCCAAATGGCCCTCAAAGGCACCGATATCGATGCCCAAGAGATCATGAAAGACTACGACCCTCAAAAGGGTCCGGGGGAGCTTGATAGGTTTCTAGAGAAGGCTAAGGCTTATAAAGACCGAAACGCGGATAATCCATACTACGGTCGATATCTCGATAACAAGATTCGGGGGGACTACAACCTTGGACAGGCTGCTTATAGAGATGCCCAAGTAGGTAACCTTAACACCGTCGAAGACTTCGTTCATGGAAAGAGTTGGGATCAGAAGATAACTGATATGAACGGAGTCATTGGCCCAACCGCGCCACCTGAGGTTCGAGCAGCTTATGAGGGTCTTGATACTAAAGGCAAGCGGGCGGTTGAAGCCTACGTGATGAAGGATAACAAGATCGCGGTTCCCTACACCCGTGATCGTCAACAGCGATACTGGGAGCTTATGGGAGAATCCGACTCAAACCCCCAGCAATTCCTCCAACGGCCGATGGTTGATGAAGACCTTCCAAGGGATAAGATCGACAAGCTCTTGTCTCAGAAGAGGATTCTCATCAACCGATCCCAACCAGACACAGGCCTTCAGAAGGCTCTCTCTGATCCGCAGGTCAAAGGGTTGTTTGACTCTATCTACCATGATGATACTGAGCGAAGCCAGCATAAGGATCGCTTCGTGGGAGCGATGAATGAAGCAATGAATGAGTGGAAGGCGGAGAACCCAGGGAAGGCACTTACTTCTAAGGATTATAAGGAGCTTGCTCAAAAGGTTCTCCAAGAGGTTGTAACCACTCCTGGGTGGAGAGGGTCAGTGTGGGGCCAAACGGTTCAACGTCGATATGAGGTTCAGGTACCAGCTGATTATAACGCTGAGGCTCGAAAGAAGTTCAGAGCCACCTATGACCGCGAACCAACTCCAGAAGAAGTCCGGGGGATGTATCTTCAGCAGAAACACTTCCCAAGGGTTGGTGAGTGATGCCCGATCTCGTCGATGATAATGTCATTAAAATGTTCGGCCCTGCTCAGAACGCCCGCGTGCGTATGCAGGCGATCGCGGGTGCTGAGGCGAACCCTGATGAGGCTGCGAAGAGCCTTCAGATGTCGAAGGATACGGGGGTTCATCCGGATATTATTGACCTTGACCCTAAGGCCTTCGAGACTCAGTATAAGCAACAACAGGCTGCAGCGGCAGCGAGTAACCCTCATATCCGCGGGTATATTGATTCCTATCCCTTAGCCGCGAAGGTCTCAAATGATGATTGGGAGAACCTCTCATCGTCTATGGAGAAGATGAAGTCGATCTTTGGGAACCCGGTGTTGGCCCCTATCATCGGCGCTGGAAAGAAGATAGCTGAGGCCGCGCCTAGATCAGAGCAGGTGTTTGTTGATCCTTTTAAGGAAGGCCTAGAGGGATTCAAGGAAGGCTTCGGTCAACAGCCAGTCAAGTGGACCCTAGGCGACGCACTCCCTGGGCATATTCCTGAACTTGAGAAAGCTTCTCCAGGGCTCTCACAGGTCTATGACGCTATTGCGGCTTTGTATAAGATCGGTCCTGGG